CTGCATAACGTTCTACGGTGAAAGCCGCGCCGGAAAGGATTTTCTGTTCTGCGGCCATAGCGGAAAGAACACGGTTTCCGGTTTGAACGATATCGCCGATACCGTCTGAATCACAGTTGACGCGGCCGACTTTTGGCAAAAGAGCGCGGTCAAGACGGTCGAACAATTCAAAACGCGTTTTGGTGCGGCGGATTTTTTTCCAGCCGTTATCCTGCTGTTCAGACGGGCGGATTAACGTATTTACGCCGGAATCATACCAGATATCGCCGTCGTTTGACATGGACGGTAATAACATGCCGTTTTGAATTGCTTTCTCATATTGCGAGAACGTGAAGTTCTCTAAAAGAGCGGTTGCGCGCCAGATGCCGGAATGGGTAATAGAAGAGTTTGCGGACGTTGCAGCAATGGCTCCTGCGGTTTGACAGATGGCCATCACGCCATCCAAAGAATCAGAAATGGTTTTCCAGCCGGAGCCGAGATAAACGACTTTCTCATCATCGAACATACGGGCATGTTGCAAACGGTCTTCAAACGGGACTGCTGTGGTTTCGCCAACAACGGCAATTGCCAGCTTGCCGGACAGATGGGCATTGTCCAAATAAGATTGCAGCAGCAGGGACTTTGAAAGGTTTTCGTCGTCATTCACGTCCAACGCAATACAGTTATAATAGAACTGTTCGAGTGCGTCAAAAGCCTTAGAATACTCTTCATTGGTAACAGTCGGATTTTCGCCGCCGGTCAAACTGCCGGACGCTTCCGCCACGTTTTCCATAGTTCCGGTGCCGTCGCCCATAACCGAAAAATCAATATACCTGCTGTTTTTACAGGCTTCGACCAGATTGGCTGGTTCGTTTTTGCCGTCCGCGTCAAACGTGAAAGTTTCAACTGATTCTGTGCCGGTATAAACATTAACTTCTTTTTTTGATGCGTCGCCGATTTTGGGTTGTACGGATAAAACGATGGGGAAAGTCCCTTCATATTTGGCAAAAGCGGCTACCGCATCGCCCGTGCCGGACTGCAAAATCAGGGAAGCTTTCTTTCCGCCAGTTCCCATACGATACGTATAAACGGTAGTAGCGCCACCGTCAAACATCGCCTGTGCGGCGGGAACGGTAAAGTCAGGCGCGTATTCTCCTGTACCGTAATTGGTCTTCAAATCGCCGACGGCATTAGCTACAACTTTGTGCAACGGCCCCCATCCTGCCTGAATGGGAATGGCACAAATGCCGTCTTTCGCGGCTGGCGTAATCACGTCTGTTGTGGAATAACGCTGATAAACGCCAGGACGGATTTTCTCTTCACCTGCTTTATAAAAAACAGCCATTTTAATTCACCTCTTGTTTGAATTTATTTTTGATTGCGAAACGTATCAATGATTTTTTGCGCTTCTTCAACCGTAAAACCGGTTTTGCCGGACAGTTTCAATGCGCAATTTACAATAGCCTTTGACGTATCGAACGCCTGATAATGTTCTGTTAATTGCGCGATTGTATAAACCGGTTTGACAGGTTTTCCATTTGTTTTAGAAATTGAAACGGTTTCTTTTTCTGTGACGTTTTCCATGTTTAAACCTTCTTTCTCAGACCGTTTTAAACGTAATGAATGTGGTTCAGCCGTTCGGCAGCTTCCGGAAAAATGATTTGTCCGAATGTGGCTTCTACTGTAATTTGACCTGTTCGGAGCGCGTCGGCACTGTTGTCAACGCTGTTACGCCGGTTGACAATAATCTGACTTTCCCCGGTTTTAACAAGCCGTCTGGTACTGTCCAGACGGTCAATAATCTGTTGGGACAGAAGAGCGGCCGTTTCAATATTGGAGGAAAAAACGTGTCCATGAATCAGCGCAGTCCGCCAGATGGTACGGTGGGTATCGGGAATCCATCCCGCCGGTTGAACAGAATCAGCGTGCCAGTAAACGGCGGATTTTTGATGATCCGGCTTCCAGGTATCCGGTAATTTATCGTAATGAATGACCAGCAAATCAGGAAAATTTTCAGCCGTCCACGCGTTGATTCTTTGAACAACGTCCGGATGATAGGTCGTAATAACCGGAAAAGCGAGCAAAGAAAACGTCAGTGTTATACCGCAAATCTGTTCTGCGATATCTGTAAAAGGCCGGGAATCCACCCATTGCGCGGCCATGGTACATTGCCCGTTACTGAAAAAACAGCCGTCAATTAAATGCCGTATGATTGGTTCTGTTTCTTCCGGGAGCTGTTCCCCGTTTTTGCATTGCATATCAATCAATAGCGTTCCGCCCATTGCGCGGGCAGCGTCGCCGGAGATATCCAGCGCAAAAACAACACGGGGATATTGCGCGTTTCTGTTCCAGCAATCATCCACATCAACCGGGATTTCCTGATTAAATACGGCGGGTTTTCCGGCATAATCGGTTAATTGGTCTGCCAGCTCAGGACAGGAAACGAGGTGATTATAAATCGCCTTATCAATCATATGATCCATGATAAACCGTCCCCTTAGAAATAAGGTTCCGCATAAATCCGGCAGATTTTCGGCAGCGCTTTTTGACGGATTTTTTCATGATGCGGACGCGGCGCCATTCTACTTGTACCGTATTCCAGCAGTGAACCGAGCGTATAACCGTTTACATTGTGTTTGGTTTCAATGCGTGAAATATAAGAATTGCCGATAATTTGCGTAGTTGATTCCCAACTAGTGCGGAATTTACCGGAATCGACTGCTGGCGGTTCTCCGGGTGCAGAAGCCCGGTGCCGTCTGCTTTTTCCGGAAACACGGTACAGCCTTCCGCTGCATCTTCCTTTCAAAACATCCTGCGCAGCGTTTCTTAATTCATTGGCGGCACGGTAACAACGGTTTTTCATTTGCTGCTGAATTTTTTTCGTATGCTGATTCACAAGAGATATAAAAAGAACGTCGGCGCTCACTGAAAATCCTCCCTTTCTTCTGCAAAATAAGCAGTAAAGTGATGCAGACCGGCCAGATCATGAATGCCGTTAATCGTAAAACGGCGTACTTTTTCGCCATCCTTCCATTCCAGAATGTCAGCCGGTTTGGCCCGGTTTGCAGTTCCATACTGAATGATTTGATACAGCACTTTATGAACATTTTGCTTATAAGAATCGTTGTCTTTCCACTGTCGGGTTGCCTCATGAGAAGCCAACATTAACATTCCGATAATTTCCCCGGTGGGTGTAAAAGTTTCAGATTGCGGCCTGCCGTTTTCCGAAAGTCCGCCTTTTCTTTCGAGCACCGTAAACCGTCGAAAGCCCTGACCGGGACGTAAAAATCCATGAAACATAACCGGAAAATCTCCTAAAAGCGGCGCTTGTTTGCGTGCATATCGTTATAAAAATACGGCCTGCCATTCAGCGCATTTTGACAAAAACGCGGTGTTGCAAGAACGCCTGTCAGTTTCTTTTCTTCTTCCTTCAGCATAGCTTTCCAGCGGTCAAACCTCTGCGATAAAGAATAAGAAAGGCCGTCCGCGCTGGTGTCCACTTCATAGGAAAGTTTCATTACAATCGCTTTCAGACAGGCCAGTTTTGCGCGTTGCCAGTCCATTTCTTTTTTCAGTACGGCGGTATATTCTTCATCGCAGAGCGGACTTGTAAGGGCCTCCATTTCAACGCAGGTATCGCCCAATTCAAAGCGCATCCGGTCAACGCCGTTCTGAGCAATTTTGTCCGGATGATAAGAATAGACCGCCATATTACACCGTCTTTTGGTCGTCTTTTTTCTCTTCTTTGCGCGGCTTGGAAGAAACTTTTTCCGCATTATTTTCCTCTTTTATTTCGGCAATTTTGCCCATATCGGCCAGACGTTTTACCATTTCCGGCCGGATAAGGGCAGCGGGGATTTTATCACCAATCTGAAATTTCTGTCCGCCAAAAGAGCAGGGTTTTAAAGCAAGAAACGCCATGATGCATCCTCCTTTAAACGCAGTCTTTCAGAAAAACGGCAAGGTCGTCAGCGGTCTTTTTCATATCGGTGGCGAACAGACCTTCGATAAATTCTGAATGGGTGCCGGGTTCTCCTTCAAACTGACTGATAGGCATATACTGACCATCGCCGAGCATATCCCAGTTAAAAATATAACCGGCGGACGGTTCATCAATGGCCGGCGCGTTGGTT